CTTTCGGACCCCTCTGGGTAGCTCTTATGCAACAAGCATACCCCGTTACCCTCTCAGGTAACTAAAGGAGTAACATCATGACGACAGTTAATTATACGAACAAAGCTTATACCACTATGGCGACGAGCTGTGGAGTGAGTGAGCGTGTCGGATTCCTGTATTCCAGGACATCCGGTGGTGCTAACTCCCTCCCTGCCCAGATCGATTCTAGCGGTTATCTTAAGCCTAATCCGTATAGTCGTGATGATGTATTCGTAGCATATCGGCTTTTTCGTTGGAAGCAGACGTTGGGTGGGCCTTGGCTCACCTGTAGTACGGATGCTTACGACACGACTTTGGCAACAATGCCGCTGTCGTGGAAAAACGAAGCTGATATACGGGCTTTATTGAGCCTTCGCGAACAGGTAATGCAAGGTGATTATAATCTTGCGGTATCTGTTGGCGAAGCAAGGGAATCGCTACATATGATCGGCAATACTGCGATCTCGTTAGCTAACTCCTTGCTGCATTTGCGGCGAGGTAACGTACAGGCTGCCATTAAAAGCCTGCGACCCGAAAGGGTTCGCAGCGTCGGTAAACTGTATGAAAACCCCTTGAAGTTCCGTAACAGGATTTCTTCGAAAAACTTCGATCTTGGCCCAAAAGCCAGTAAGAAGCCTATCTCCGAGTCCTGGTTGGAGCTCCAATACGGTTGGCTGCCTTTGCTATCCGATGTTAAATCGGCGGCCGAGAAAGCTTACCGTATGCTCAATGAACCGAAGCGGTTCACTTTTCGCTCGTTCGCGAAGGCTCCTTCTTATAAGGATACTTACGTGACTGGTAGTTTACAGAGAGACAGGGCAGTCGATTACCAATGTGCGTACTTTGCGTACGTCGTTGAAGACGACTCCGTCGTGCCCTCTTGGGCACGCGATCTGGGTTTACTTGACCCAGAGCTCCTGGTTTGGGAACTCCTTCCGTTTTCGTTTGTTGCAGACTGGTTCTTGCCTATAGGTTCCTACCTAGAAGCTCGCTCGTTTGCTACCCGTCCTGGCATAACCTTCATTAAATCTACGAAGGAATTCGCTAAGGGTGGAGGTAACTGGAAGTTTACCAATGCGTATAAGCTGGATCCGGCTAACATGCCGCCTAACTTGCAACGGTATACACTGAAGGTTAGACGAACGACAGGCCCTCTTGACGTTCCGCTTCCTCACTTTAAGCCCTTAAGTAAGGCTCTAAGTCTGAAGCATTGTTTGAACGGCATGGCTTTGCTCTCTGTTATTTCTAAGAGAGTCCTATCTTAATCAAGCCTGTATCCAGGCCTCGTCTAGACTTCCGATCTTTTCGAGCTTAAAATGGAGATTAATATGGCTGCTCAAGCTAATATCACCGTCTTTGACGGAGCCGCTACACCTGTTTCTCACACTCTAGTACCTATCAGCACCTCCAATAATAACGGAGAACTGGTGGCCGTGTGGCGTGAGAACATTACCTCGCTTCCAGTGGAAGCACAGGTAAACCTGACTATGAAGCTGAAGAAGCTTCCGTCGGGGGTGACCCGTGTGGCTATCCGGACTGAGATCCCAGTTATGGAATCCGTTTCGGGCCAGAATGCTGCGGGTTATACTGCAGCTCCTAAGGTAGCGTTTATCGATACTGAAGAAAGTATCTACTATGCGCATCCTCGTAGCACAACCGCTAGCCGCCGGCTTACTCGCCAGCTGCATTCGAATGTGCTGGGCAACATCTCGACCTCGGTTGCAGCCGCCACAAGTGGCTTCGCTCCCGATTTAATCGATTCGTTGATCGTTGCATCCTAAGACCATGTGGCGCGATTTTTTCTTCACGGTAGTGTTTGTTGTTGCTATCGTGAGCGCCCTGGCCTATGGTTTGCACGTGCCATCTCCAACTTCGTTGGGGGTGGTCCCTGTTACTCCGTCTACGGAGCCTACTAACTAATTCCTTTCTAAGGAGGTTATATGTTACAATGTAACGGGTGGGACGAGACAATGCCAAAGGACTGGTCTCTGACTTTCCTCTCGGGTCTCGCATCTATCCACTTCGCTAGAGCAGGTAAGGAAGGCAAAGCCCTCCTCGCCGCTTGTGAGTCGCAAGACTTCAAGCTGCTCTGTGGTTACGAATTAGACTATGCTAAACTTGCCGAAAGCTCGACCGTGTATGAGATTATTTCGCTCAGACAAGGCCTAGCCCTTTTCACTAAATCCGGTTTTCTGGACATTGGTGAGGATAAGCAAGCTAACGCGTGGAAAACGTTCGTTGAGGCTGAAACGTTGTGTCGAGAGACAAACGAGATACTTCGCGCTTGGAGCCAAGGGGAGTTCAAATTCCTCCCTGGCGTTGACGCCATACTTCATGGCGCTCAGCGAAAAATTTCCGAGTTGCTGGGTCCCGTTCCTAGCTGGGAACAGCTACGGCCTCGCTTTGGTCCGGGTGCAAACTCCGGCATCAAAAAATCGGAAGCGTCCATTAAGCGCAAGCTTAGTGAGCCACTTTCCTGTAGTTCAAATCTCCTTCCGTATGTTTCTGACATGCTGAGTGAGATGCCGCATCTCTGCAGCCTCCACGCAAGTGGGGAAAGCGAGGATCGGTACACGGTACCATTGTCCATTGAGACAGGACGTATCGCGTTTGTTCCCAAGAGCCCTAAAACGTATCGCACCATCGGTGTTGAGCCGGTCCTGAATTCTATGGGCCAGCTTGCCATCGGTGATTATATTGCGACGCGTTTGCGAAGGGTAGGTATCGATATCCGGAATCAGGACAGGAATAAAAACCTGGCCAAGTCTGGATCGATAACGGGGGATCTAGCGACCCTCGACCTAAGTAGCGCCTCGGACACAATCTCTTACGAGCTTGTGTGGCACCTCCTGCCGCCTGACTGGGCCTTTTTACTAACCCAGTTTCGTACCTCAAAATACGAGATCCCTGGCGGCGGAGTGTTGCACCTGGAGAAGTTTTCTAGCATGGGAAATGGTTTTACTTTCCCACTTGAGACCCTGATATTTTGGGCGCTCTGTGCTAGTGCTACTAACGGCCCTGTTTCCGCCTATGGTGACGACCTAATCGTCGAATCCAAAAGCTTCGATAAGGCAGTTAGCATTTTGAGGGCGTGCGGGTTTATCCCAAACGCCTCCAAGAGCTTTTCTACAGGTCCTTTCCGCGAATCTTGCGGTGGCGACTATTTTTTGGGTGTTGATATCCGCCCTTGTTACCAAAAAGAATTGGTACGGGGGCTCGACCTCTTCCGCCTTCATAATTTCTTTTATCGGAATTATGACATCGAATCCTGTGCGTATATCCTCAGTTACATACATGAGTCTATACGTCTTTATGGACCCGATGGGTACGGAGACGGCCACCTTCTAGGTGGATCTCCGGTACCACACCGTCGTTCTGACGGTTGGGGAGGCTTTATCTTCGATACTTTCACCTTTAAACAAAAGCGCGACCAAAAGTTGCGCCCAGGTGACGGTATTCTCCCGGTGTATTCAACATACGTCCGTGAGACTGGTGAATCGCCAGATGAAGATATCTTACATTGGGATTCAATCCCATTCCAGCTAGACTCGGGTCAAGGCTGTCAGGAGTTCCTTCGGGAGTCTCCTTTCCGGCCCTGCCAGTCGCCTACACCCCACTTCTCCGTTAGGAGAGGTAGGGATGCCTACGCTGTGCCAACGAGTTCCTTTCCAGGGACCCGTGGCTGTAAGAGGATATCAATCTACACTTTAACACCTAACTAATTTTTTCCGTTAGGAGCGAAAGCTGGAGGCCTCCCTGCGCATTTGCTCAAATGCGCCCCCACAAGGGGTAGCGCAGGGGATTC